CACCCATCATGGCCGCCTTGAGCTGCGTGCAGCTGGGGTCCATCAGGAAGGCCGGGTCGCCATCGACCTGCCGCATCAGGAAGTCATCGACCGCGTTGACCCGGGCCGAGATGCTGTTGGTCCTAGCCGAGATGACCCTGAACCCCTCAGCCTTGATGATATCGACCGCGCTCCGCTCGTCGGTCTGGGCTCGCTGCACACCCGCCGGGTCGGTCACTATGAGGACCGGCGCCCCAGGGAACCGCTCGAAGAGCAGCGGCTTGAGCACCGTGCGCACGAACCGCTGGATGCCCATGTCGAAGCTGACCGCCTCGGCCAGAACCAGTGCCCGCCCACGCGGGTCCTGCTGCCCAATGGCCGCCGCAGGCGTAAGCCCAAGGTCCATCCCCACGACGATGGGCCGCACCCCGTTGGTAATCGCCCGGAGCGGCGCCTTGGCCATGTGGTAGTCCGGCTTGAAGTACTTGTAGACCGGCGTGCCTGCCAGCGAGAGCCCGTACTCGCCATCGATGTAGACCCGGACGTACTCATCCGACCGGCCCTGGGTGTCGTAGTACCCGTCCGGCAGGTTCTCCAGGTTCTCGGCGTAGGGGCTGCGCCCCGATGGCTGCTTGAACACATCCCAGCCGTTCTCGTTCAGCGAGACGCCATCGACCGGGTTCAGCTTCTCCATCTGGTAGTACCACCACGTGTCCATGGTGGGCGGGTTGGTATCCCCCCACATCCCGAACCACGTCGGCCCGCCATCCTTAGCGGACGGAAAGCGCCCAATGCGCTTCGACATGGCGTCCACGATGTCAGGGTGGATGTCGCGGCACTCGTTGAACCACGCGAATGTCAGCTCCAGCGAGTTCAGGTTGGCCACATCGTCCGCGTCGTCGAGCGCGCGGAACATGATCTCGCACTCCACGTCGCCTACCTTGAAGAAGTAGGTCTTGGTGGTGCGCATGTACTCCCCGCACTGGCCCGGTGGGAACCAATCGAGGAAGGTCTTGATCGTGGTGTCCTGCAACTGCCTCGCAGTCTCACGGACCACAGCCGCGCGCGAGCGCCTGCGCCCCTGAGCGTCGGGTTTCTGCATGGTAGCGCGCCGCACCACCTCGAAGGAGCAGGTCACGCTCTTACCAGAGCCGACCGGACCCATCAGGACCCGCATCCGCCGGTTAGAGTGCATGAACCGCTTGCCTGTCGGCGGCGGTGTGTAGTCAATTTCGAGTGCCATGGTCAGTGTGGCTTGCGCCAACCCTCCTCGTACGCCTCGCGGCCATCGGCGCTATGGTGAATGTGGTAGCCCGAGGCTTCGTCGTAGTAGGGATCGCACCAGCAGGGCGGATCTTCGGTAAAAATGTGCTCTCGGATGTCATCCGCAGGCACCACGTGCCACGACCCATCGGTCGTGTAGCTCTCATCGTCGTCGTACTCGCCGTGGGTGGGCTCTTTCCGGGTGTTGCTCACTGGAAAACCTCCACGAGATAGCGCAATCCGCGCTTCTTGGTGCTGGTTATCCGCGTCCGGTAGGACGCTCCACGTGCCATTAGCTCCTGTTCGACCCTTTTGACCTCTACCGGGCTCTCCAGCTCAATCAGATTCGCTGTCGTCGGAGTCGGACCCGATCTGCTGTGGCGTCGCGTCGATGACCGTCGCTGTTCCAAGCTCCTGACCCCCCAGGTTGATGGTGATCTTGACCCCGCCGGTCGAAGATTCACCGCCCGTGTCGTTCTTGGGCTCCAGTCCAGCCCACTTCACGGTGGATTTGATGAGGTCGGCCTTCACCGCAGGGCTAACCACGGGGTCGTGGATGAGCATCCATGAGGTTTTGAGCAGCTCTTCGGCCTGTGTGCGGGCCTTGAGGCGGAAGGTGACCCCCTTATCGCGGATCTCGTCACGGAAATCCGAGACCTTGCGGAGGAAAACCGGGTCTTTGTTGAACACCAGCAGGTCGCCAGCGACGATCTGGTGCCGCGTGACGATCTCATCGAGGTCCTCACCGCTACCTTCGAGGCGAAGGGCGATGTCGAACGCCAGCCGATTGGTCCATTTGGTCGGTGAGACGGTCGAAAGGTCCATCTGTACTGCTCAGATCCCTGGGTACTCAGCGTATGTGCCTGGGATGTGGGCGTCAAGGCGCGCGTGCGGGAGCGGCGGGCGGTGTAGATTGTTACGAAAAGTTAACCTTTGGTATTTTTGGGTCGTGGTTTACGAGGCTTACGCATGTGAGGGGGGGCCTGGATTTTGCCAGTCCAGGTGGGGCCGGTCCAAGCCGCGAAGCAAGCGCGGCGCAGCGCGCTGCGAGGCCGGAAACGGGCGGCGTTTGACATTTCCGGGCGAATGTGTCCTAATAATTGGGCCAGCAGCGAGCTGGCCCCGGCGGCGGGATGGCCCCCACGGGTTGCTCTTTCAAACTGAGGATCAGAACCATGGCTAACGACAAGCTCGCTTGGGCGAAGCTCGACACCGCCAGCCTCCCGGCCTCCTTGCAGAAGGCGGTCACTGAGGCGCAGGCCGCCGCGACCAAGGCGGCTGAGGCGCGAGAAACGCTTCGCAAGGCGCTGGAAAAGCGCCTGATCGAGACCAAGCGCCTCGATCCCAAGCACGAGCTGATTGTCTCCTTCAAGTGGGGCGGCGTGTCCGTCGCCAAGAAGGAGCGCGAGGAGAAGAAGGCCACTAAGCCCTCCCTCTCCTGGTAACACAACGGGAGGCGCCGCAAGGCGCCTCCCTCCTTCGGAGAAGAACCATGAAGATCATCGCAGAGGCGGCAACCTTCGCCCTCTTCCTGGCAGCGTTCATCGCGCTGCTGGTCGTGACCTGACAACCAGGGGCGCCGCAAGGCGCCCCACCTCTGGGAGAGTAAACATGACACCGGGTTATAAGGCTGGTTGGGCTGCCTTCCAGCAGTACGTCCTTACTATACAGGCGTTCGGGGACGAGGATGCACTTTACGACGAACTGCCGCAGCTGCGGCGAGAACTGGAGCGAGTACGCGACCACGGCATCGACTACATGACGGACTTCCAGGAGGGTTGGGACGACGCCGCCGACCTCGCCGAGGACCAGGACCTTAGCCTCGCTTGACACTGACCCCGCCGCAAGGCGGGGTTTTTTATTGCCTTGACACCAGGATCGAGGACTGCGCCGGGCCTCTCTACGTGCTCGCTGCGCTCGCCATACGTCGGGGGCCTCTAGGTCAGCAAAGTGCGCGCATAATGGCGTTCTATAGGTCTGATGGCCTATGGATAGGAAAACAAGTACAACAATCTGTAAAAATAGCCTGTTTTTTTACATTTTATACGTTTGTATTCGTATACTGTAAAACTAGATCTTTACAGATTGTGGGCTAGTTGACACGTAAACACCATGGAAAACCAATAGGTTCCAGGATCTCTCTCTCTGTCTATAATCTATATTTTCTAACAATCCGTAAAAAAGGAATTTTAACCCTTTCCTCATGCGCGAGGCCCCTGGTGGATACGTAAAGCATGTACAGTCTTCATCCCTTTACACTCCCCAACCCTCTCCCAATTTGTGGCGCTCTTTACGAATATTTTTTAGATTATTAGATTGTTGACAGATCTCGCCTCGTAACCCACTGATTTTCCACGCTTTTAACAATCTGTGCGCTACCGCTACATTATACACACAAAATAGATCACGCTACCGAAATAGATTGTTGCGGCCATTGACGGGGCCGGACTTGACACGGCGGGGCCGCCGGGCTAGCCTGGGAACCGGGTCGGCGCTCCGCCGATGCCCCACAACAGAGGTGAATGGACAGATGTTCCAGCTCATTGATGTGTCCACTGGCGTTCCTGTCAATGGCGACCTTTACATTACCGCCGATGCTGCTCTTGCAGCCCGTGCCTACTACCCTGGTGTAAAGACCCGTATCCAGCAGGTCACTGACAACAGCTGGATGGAGCGAGAAGCTGCCCGTATCATGAACGGCACCCATGAGGTGCTGCCAAGCTACATCATTGGCTATACCAAGTCCGAGCACTTCCCCCATGTGGCGAAGCTCGACCGTACCAAGATCGCCTTTACAGAGTCCCCTGAGAAGGGGATGCGTGACATTCAGACCGTGGTGCCTGCCTCTACCTACCTTGCCCGCTTTGCTGGTGATCGGCTCAGCCCCGACAAGATCCGTGATCTGGCGGCACGCTATGAGTCTCGGCTTGTTGTCAACTCCAGCACCTTGGTGATCAGCCACGCCAGGGATGCCTTCCGGTTTGCGTACCACGATCAGCCCGTCAAGTCGGAGTCCTCCGACCATGTGTCCTGCATGGCGCGTGCTGCTCGTAGCTATACCGGTACCATCAACCTCCACCCTGCTGAAGCCTATGCCACTGATCAGGATGGACTGGCGATTGCCTACACCACAGATCCTAATGACAGTCAGCGTGTCACTGCCCGAGCTGTGGTGTGGCCGCGCTTCAACCACTTCGTCCGGGTCTATGGCCTCACTGACCAGTACCGCATTGCCCTGACTGCGATGCTCAAGGAACGTGGTTACGAGCGGACCAACAGCTTCAACGAGGCCCCTTTGGCCCGTATCCCTGCCGACCACAGCACCGAGGCCACTGATGAGGATGGCACCTTCCTGATGCCCTACCTCGATGGTGAGGATAAGTGCGTTGAGGACTGCCCTGCCAAGCGTAGGTTCTTCATCTGCGATAGTGGCGATTACGCTGCTGATGAGACTGGCGGCACCATCGAGGTTGGTGAGGGTGCTCGCACTCAGTGCGGTTGCTGTGGTGACCGTATGCACCGCGACGACGATCAGTACTCGGTGGATGGCGAGGAGTGGTGCCTTAGCTGCTTCGACAACGAAGCCTTCACCTGTGCCTACTCCGGTGACAGCTACAGCCACAACAACGGTGATCCTACGACAGTGTGGCGTCGTGCCCGTCGTCGTGACCACAACGGCATTGGTAGCCCCTGGCGTACCTGGGAGGAGCTGTGGAGCGGTGACGCTGCACACTCCTATGCCTTCCACTGCGAGAACACTGACCAGTGGTACGCAGATAGCGACTACACGGCGATGGAAGTCATCGTGAACACCCGTGCTGGTACCCAGACGTGGTGCCAGGAGGAGACTGAGGGCGAGTACTTCCGCTGCCCGGACTGCGAGGAGATCTTCGCCAACGACATGGCACATCCCGAGAGTGTCAATACCGGCGTGATGCGCTGCCATGAGTGCCACAACGCCTATGTCGCCGATCAGGAGGAGCGTGGCTACCCGATGCCTACCTTCGTCGCTGACGCCAACCAGCTTGAACTCAACATCAACCTCTAACCCAGGATATCCCTATGACCCGCAAGACCAACGTCAGCGCCATGCCCGGCAAGGTGCGAGAACTCAACCTCAACAACCCCATCATCAACGAGCTGCTCCAGATGCACACTTACTGCCGCCCTGCTGGCAGTGAGACCGAGGCGCTGTTCGTCAAGCGTTACCTCGACAGCATCCCCGACATGCGCAGTGACGCCAAGGGCAACCGCTACATCAACATCCCCAACAGGGACGGATCGCTGTCACGTATCCTGTGGTCCTCCCACACTGACACTGTGCACGCCAAGGGCGGCAGGCAGCGTATCACCTACGGTGGCGGTATGCTCTCCCTCTCACCCAACGCTGACAGCTCGTGCCTTGGTGCTGACTGCACGGCAGGTGTGTGGCTGATGCGCCAGATGATCCTCCGCGAGGTTCCTGGCCTCTACATCTTCCATGCTGCTGAGGAGATCGGTGGCATAGGTTCTCACCACATCGCCATTGAGACACCCGAGCTGCTCGATGGCATTGACTACGCCATTGCGCTTGATCGGCGTGGCACCACCAGTGTCATCACCCATCAGGGTGCACGCTGTGCGTCGGATGCGTTTGGTAGGGCGCTGGCTGATCAGCTCAGCACCAAGGGCCACACGTTCCAACTCGACTCCGGTGGCACCTTCACCGACACGGCCAACTACACCGA